TCTTTTTTTTACAGGTTATTTAGGAATAGTTCGAATCACTTTTTCCTAAAGTTCCTTGTTTTTCACTGAAACGCACATCATCCAAGAAATAATAATATTTAGGAATATCATATGGATTCTGTTCCAGTTGTTCCAGTTGTTCCGGAGGGGGGTAATACTATAACCCCCTCCTCCTTTAAGGTTTCTGTTAAGAAGCCTAAGAAAAAGCAAACCATTAATCCAGCTAAAAGATGGTGCTTTACTTTAAACAATTATTCTGAGGAAGAATTTTGTTCCATTGTTCCAATAATACGTAAGATGTGTTCCATCGGTATTATCGGTAAAGAAGTCGGTGAATCAGGGACACCGCATCTCCAAGGATATATTGAGTTTAAGAAGAAGACGAGACCATTAACGCACTTCAAATACTCACGTATCCACTGGGAGAAATGTAAAGGCAATCGCGAAGAAAATATTGAATATTGTTCCAAAGAGGGGGACGTATGGCGTCACGGATTTGATAAGCCTTTTACTATTGACATTGATACATTCTATGAATGGGAAAATTATGTCATTGACATTTTAAAAGAAGAGCCGAATGAAAGACACATTCACTGGATATGGGAAGAGAATGGTTGTGCCGGCAAAACTACCTTTTGTAAATGGATTTTTATGCACTACAAAGATGTTGTAGTTCTCTCCGGTAAAGCTGCTGATATGAAGAATTGTATCATAGATTTCAAAAATACTAATTATCGTTTACCTAAGATTGTCTTAATAGATATACCTCGTTCCACTAATACAGATTTCCTGTCGTACCAGGGGATAGAGGAAATTAAAAATATGTTTTTTTACAGTGGTAAATACGAGGGTGGAATGGTATGCGGTAGACCCCCCCATTTATTTATATTTGCTAATGAATATCCTAACACTGAAAAATGCAGCTTGGATAGGTGGAAAATTACCGGCATATAAGTTTACTCCCAAGGCTCTCTATCGGCGGGGCCCCACGCAGGATACCCCTTAGCAGGGGCATCATGTCTGCTACCATCCCGCGATACGCACCGCATGGTCCGTTCTTTAGTTAGCAGAGCTAACATCATCAGAGAAATAATATTATAAGAAAAATATGATATTATTTAATTAGGCGTCTGTAAAGCGCGTCTTGACATTCCAGAGCATGTCAGGTTGGTTTGCTGAAAGAGGTGACACGTCACAGATTGCGATACAGCTCACATTTAAATCAGAAGGATCGTCATTGACAGCCCCTTCATAATGTAGAACTCTACCACTCTTTGGCAGCGGCATCTTAAATTTAAAACGCTGTGTAGCATGAGTAGGGCTGAGGTTAAATTTATAGTCAGCTAATATTTTGTAGCGCTTACCACTTGCTACTTTATTTTTGTATGGAGAATTGAGAGCATTTCTGGTGGGAGCGGCTTCCTGAACGACGTCGCTTAAAGTTAACTGGTCCGTATTTGTAAGATTGTCTGCAAAGATGATACGACAATTGACATTCGATTGACTACCTCCTACTAGTTGTCCGTCTGAGTTGGTGGGAAGTTTGACATACCCTGTGACGACATAATGACGCAAGTTTATTTCATTTCCTATTCGTATGTTTCCTGGTGTGAGACCACTCCCCTCACCTTCGACCCCTTGCAAGGTACGAGGTCCCATTTGCGAGACGGCTGTTTGTGTTGAATTAATAAATTGTTGAAAACTAAGATAAGTTGCTTTATATTCCACGTTCTTATCGTCCGCGGCTTGTTTCTGTTCTAAGACGGCTAATCGTCTAGCGAGTGCTGAAGTTTTTCCCTTTGGCATTATAAGTTATACAGAGAAAATAATTTGAAATAATCAAGGTTATTTAGGAATAGTTAGAATCACTTTTTCCTAAAGTTCCGTAAAAATCTAAATTTTAACTCACTCTTTTTTTTACAGGTTATTTAGGAATAGTTCGAATCACTTTTTCCTAAAGTTCCTTGTTTTTCACTGAAACGCACATCATCCAAGAAATAATAATATTTAGGAATATCATATGGATTCTG